TTGCTTGGTACTCGCATCACTCCAGAAGTTCTCTGGAATGCAGCCCCATGGTCATGGCTCGCCGACTGGTTTGGGAACATTGGGGATGTTTTACATAACATCTCCGTTCTTGGCCACGACGGGTTGGTGATGCAATATGGTTATATCATGAACCATCGTCTCCAACACTTTATCCTTGAAGGAACTATTGGCGGTCGTAATGTCGCCAGGTTCCAGATAGATGAGTATAAGAGGCGTGAAAATGCAACACCTTACGGATTTGGATTCAATATGTCAGCTCTTTCGAGCCAGCAGATTGCAATCCTAACTGCCCTTGGTCTAACTAAGGGCGTGCCCGGTTTTTCACATTAGTGGGAATCCGGTTATTTACCAAGGCGTCGTGGGATCCACTCACGATGTCAACACTCAAGATAGGAATGCTTATGTCGTTCGCAGATCCCCAGTCTGTAACAATCAATGCGGTTGCGCAGACTCTGCCTCGAATCTCTTCGGGGCAGAACTCTGGTGTTTTCCAAAAGGATGACACAACGGTGAAGCTCACCGTTTCCCATTCTTATGGGAACCGAGTTCGTCGGCAAATCCGCCTTGACTTCTCCAAGATCGCGGCTGACCCATTGATGGCCAGCGTGAATGTTCGGTTGAGCATGTCGGCCTATTTGGTCGTCGATGTTCCTCCGACGGGGTTCACGGTCACCGAGGCGAAGCAGATCGTGGATGGCCTCACGGCCTACCTCACTGCCAGCTCCGGTGCTCGTGTGACCCAGCTCCTTGGAGGGGAGAATTAACTCCCGCAGACAGGGACCCTAATCGGGTTTGCGGCGGCATCAAGCTATGGACTCTGCACCTGAAAGGGACAGATGAAAAGCCTGATGTTCCTGTGGCGAGTTGTGGCCGAAGACTTGGCCACACAAATCCACACCAGCGCCACTCGTGACTACAAAACTGTCACGAGTCGTGTCAAGACAGAGGGTGACAGTTTTCTCACTATCACCCTTCCCTCCGTAGCTAACGCCTTAGAGCGTGGCCTTGAGGAGGGGTTCTGGGATCCCACTCTGTGTTCAAGTTTCAAGCACAGAAGAGGTCTCCCCCAATTTCTAGGGGGTTTCCTGGATCTTGTCTTTGACCGTAATACTGGTCGTCTCTTGGACGCACCATCTGTGGATGCTATCTTTGCTGTGCGTCAGCTTTCGCTGATGTACAAAAAGATCCTCTTACCGTGCAGCGATGCACGGGTCCGAGGTGCCATGGATGGTTTTGTCCAATGTGAAATGGAAGTGTCAGACTGGAATTGGTACTCCGATAGTCAGCGTTCAGCTTTCCGTCGGATGTCCAGTCTCTTGTTCGCGGACGTCTTGACTGACGTCGAGCATGCCCTTTATGAGGGTGAGCTTATTCCGCGACATGGCCCTGGCGCTACTGCTGACGGCCTGAGGGGAAACAAAAAGTACTCTCAGGTCGAATGGCCGAGGCGTTTGGAGGACGTGTTCAGTTACATCGAATACGCCCTTCCCAACTTTCGTCATCATGGCGAAGTTGAGGGTGTCACCTTCCTGGAACCTGAGGCGGAGAGGCCTGTAAGGGTCATATCCGTCCCTAAAACGCTGAAGACCCCAAGGATCATAGCGATCGAACCGACCTGCATGCAGTTCATGCAGCAGGCCATCTCGAATCGCCTGGTCCAAGATCTGGAATCCAAACATATTGGTTTCAGAGGCCACAAGGCTGAAAATCTCAGCTACGGCTTCTTGGGATTCTCCCAGCAAGATCCAAATAGGATCATGGCTAAGGAGGGTTCCCACAGCGGGGAACTTGCTACACTCGATATGAGTGAGGCAAGTGACCGGGTCAGTAATCAGCATGTAGTAGATCTCTTTCGGTCTTGGCCGTATCTTTCAGATGCGGTTCAGGCTGTGAGGTCCACCAAGGCTGATGTAGATGGTTGGGGGGTTATACCCCTCGCCAAATACGCGTCTATGGGTTCCGCCCTCACCTTTCCTGTGGAGGCCATGGTCTTTTTGACCGTGGTCTTTATGGGTTTGGAAAAGATGGCGAGACGCCAGTTTACCAAGAAGGACATTAGATCCTTCAAGGGTAAGGTGCGTGTCTATGGGGATGATATCATTATTCCCAACGACAGTGTCTCTTTCGTGATAACTGAACTCGAAGGTTTTGGTTTTCGAGTGAACAGTAACAAGTCTTTCTGGAAAGGCAAATTCAGAGAGTCTTGCGGCGGAGACTATTATGACGGCGAATGGGTTACCCCTGTTTACGTCCGTCGTAGTACTCCACGGTCACGAAGCGACGTGGATGAGGTAGTCTCGTTCGTATCGTTTAGAAATCAGCTTTACCAAGCTGGTCTCTGGACGGCGGCGAGACGGTTGGATGCGGTTGTTGAGGGAGTTCTTCCCCACTTCCCGACAATCCATTCAACTTCACCCTTGTTGGGCCGGCATTCCTTTCTATCTTATCAGGTGGACAGGATGTCTAACGTTACTCATTCTCCGATTGTTCGGGGATACGAGGCACGTTACACCATGCCCCATTCTGAATTGGATGGGATTGGTGCGCTCTACAAGTGCTTGCTGCTTCTCCACCAACGTGGTGAATTGCAGCTCAGTTGGCTCTACCCTGAGTCGACTGATAGCGAGCATCTGAAGCGCGCTGGGCGAGG